CTATTTATCTAGCGCATGGGTGAATATAGCCGTTGATATTTTGACGCGTAATATTGCCCGCGCAGATTTTGTAATCGAGAAAAATGGGGTTGAATTAAAAAATGGTCAGCTTTACAATTTATTCCACAGACCTAATCCCAATTTATCCCGTTTTGACTTATGGAAAAAAACCGCCGCCTGGTGGTTTATTGAAGGTGAAGCGATATGGTGGTTTGGTCCTGAGTACTCTGCTGGCATACCCAAAGAAATTTATATCCTCAATCCCCGCAAACTGTATTTGGAGGTATCAGGCAGTGAGGGAGGCATATATGATGACATTATGAACCGTGGCCGTCGCTGGTTTTATCAGTGCGGTCATGAACAAATTCCTATTTTCCCAGACGAAATAATTCACTTTCGAGAATTTAATATTTGGAATTCTCTGCGAGGTGTTAATCCGCTTTTATCATTAACAATGGAACTCGAACAGGATTTTTACGCCAATAAGGCGAACTCCCAGCTATTAAAAAATAATGCTGTTCCACAAGGTTTATTAAAAACAGATCAAATATTACGACCAGAGGAAGCGGATGCGATAGAACGTCGATGGGAATCAAAGTATGGACAGGTAAAGGCGGGACGAAAGATTGCGGTACTTGGCAAGGGAACCAGCTTTGAGGCTCTTTCTTTTTCACCTGATGTTGTCAAATTATTTGAACTAAAACGTTGGAATCTCTACACGATTTTGGCAAAATTTGGAATCCCGCCAAAAGTGGCTAACATTTCCGATAGAGCAGCAACTCTAAGTGGAAAGGATACAAAAGAGCAACATTCGGCTTTTTGGCAGTACACACTTATCCCATTGCTGAAACAGTTTGAACAAATACTTGAGACTCAATTTTTTATGCGATTCGGGATAGAAGAGACCGGAAGATTTGATTTATACGATATTCCGGAATTACAAGAAAGTGAAGATTCTCAGAGCAAAAGAGATATTGAAGAAATAAATGCCGGAATTAAAACAATTAATGATGTCTTAAAAGAACGAGGAAGGGAACCTAAACCATGGGGTGATGTCTGGTATCGTCCTAAAAACCTTATCGCAATCAGTGGTTGTGAAGCGACTAACAATCAAAAGTGTGGCGACTGTGAGGTTTAGTAATGGCTGGGGGGACTTTGGTGATTAGCAGGGCGGAAAACTTACATAGTCATTTCAAAAAACGGTTAGAAGAATTGGGATTTCCCAATGTAACGATAACCGCATTGGATAAAGACGGTCTTAATATGCTTATTTCTGACCTTAAACCTGATCTTGTAATGATGGGGGCAAAGTTTTACGAGTGTTCAACTCCATACATGATAGGAAAATTGAAACGAAAATTTCCAAAAATAAAAATGGCTGTTGTTTCATTGGAAAGATACCCTCCTGATCTTGCCATGTATTTTATTGTTAATGGTGTTAAGTCATATGCGACTACTTATGACGGTCTCGAGCAGTGGTATGAAGGTTTAAAACGAATTAAAGCGGGCAAAGAATATATTTCTCCTGCGGTACAGGAGAGAATTAATATGAGGAAGGAATACCCTATGGCGGCGAAAGATATTACGGAGCGAGAGATGGAAGTTATAAAGCTCATTTGTTGTGGTTTTAAAGAAGATGAAATTGCAGAGACATTGCATATTTCGGAACGTACTGTAGATTGGCACAAAAAGGAAATTTTCAGGACGTTAAATGTACGAAATTCGACAGAATTAATCCGGGCCGCATTGACTCTGGGGTTTGTAACATTGGATGAAATTAATTTTGTTCCTGCCTGGATGACTGTGAGTCCGAGGCCGGAGATACAAAGTAATGTGCAATGAACTTTAATTGCTAATTCATTTTAGGGGGAATATATGATTTTCAGAACCAAGAGTGGAGAATTCAGGACGGGCAATGTGACGACACTGCTAGATTTTTTGGGTGTACGGAAGGAAGCGGCTGGAACGCATGAGGTGGCGAGAGACATTGAAGTGATTGCTTCTGTACCCTTCCGGCTTTCCGCGGATGTGGAAGATGGACAGGGATACCCCTGGACGTTATCTACTTTTGACCTTGACCATTTCGGTGAACGGATTGATCCACAAGGTTGGGATTTCAAGAACTATATGAAAAATCCGGTTGTCGAGTGGGCTCACCGATACGACATTCCAGCGGTAGGAAAAATCGAGGCTATCACCGTTGATGAGGATGGACTTCACGGGCTTTTGTTCTTCAATGATCGGTCCTACGATCCTTTCGGTTGGGGTATTGGACAAAGGGTCAAAGCCGGTGTTCTTCGGGCCTGTTCGGTTGGTTTCCGTCCTATTGAAATTGAAATACCTTCAAAAGAAGACAGCAAGGACGGTACTTCTTTAATTTTCCGCAGGCAGATGCTTTTAGAGGTTTCGATCTGCAACGTACCCGCCAACCCGGCTGCGCTTTTGGAAAAAAAGGAGGTCATCAAAACAGAAGCTATGCAGGACATAAACTACCCCACTTTTTGGGGTGGATTAATTTTTAACACTGAGGGAGTGTGACATGGACGAACTGTTGAAGGCCATCAGGCAGAAATTGGATCAAATGAAAAAAATCGAAAGTACCGGGTTCAGTGATCCGGCGAAGGCGGCTGAGTATTTCAAAGACAAAGAAATACTTCTGGAAGAAATTGCAAAAACCCTTGAGACTGTAACCTCAAACCAGTCAACGCAAATTGCTGCGCTTGAAGGTACTGTCAAGAGTTTGCGCGAAGAGTTAAAAGCACAGATGAAGTATCCCAAGGAATTTAACCGCCGGGAATTTCTTTTTAACCTGGGAAAGGGCATTGCGGCAGTGTGGGAGGGGAATCAAAAAACCATTGCGGAGTTGGGTTTTACGCCTAACTACAAATCCGAGAATTGGACTAACCCCAACAACGTATCCTATGGGGAAAAAGGCTGGAAAGTTGAGAAGGATATCCTGGGCGAACCTATGGGAACGGGGGCCAATGACTCTTTTTTGATTAACCCTGTGTATGAGACAGAACTCATGCAAGACGCCGCCAAGAAAAGCGTGATGATGTCTCTTGTCAGGCATAGGCCGATGACCGGCCCTTCGATTTTTCTTCCCATGCGGGAACGCGGCGGGATCAGGCTCCACTGGATAACGTCATACGGGCAAAAAATCCAGGGGTCAAAGCCTAATGGCGCCGAACGTGTGGAATTAAAGGCTCATACCCTGGCCGGCTGGGTTTCGTGGGTGGACGATTGGGATAAAGACGCTTTTGTCGATCTGGGTCAGATGTTTGTCGATGAGTTCACCGAAGTTTATGGTCAAGAATTTGACAGACAATGTCTGATTGCGGATGAGGATCCTTTCACCGGGGTAATGGCTTGCCCTGACGCTTCCGTGGTAAGGATTGCCGGGGCAACGATTAACGATCTGACCTGGAAGGATTTCAGGGACGCAGCCTACAAAGTTTCGGCAGAAGAGAGGAAAGACTGTTGCTGGTTTATAAATGAAACCATACTAAACCACGTTTCAAACATCGAAGACACATCAGGCCGCCCGATTTGGCGGAGGCCCACAGAGGCAATGCCGGGCCGCCTTGATCTGTACCCCTATTACGAAGTTTCAATTCTCCCACAATTAGCGGACATTGAAGAAGATCAGGCTTTCGCGGTTTTCTGCAACCCGAAGCGTATACAACACGGTAACCGTCGCGGTATCGAACTCAAAAAATTTGATCAAACGACAGAGAGCCTTGAATACGGGGAACTATTTTTGAGGTTCCGCAAGCGGGATGGGTTCCTGGCGACCATGCAGAAAAACAACAGTGTTGTATTGAAAACCAGAGAATAAGAATAATGTGGAACAAGCCGCCTGTAGGAAACTATCGGCGGCATTTATTGACCGTTTTTTATGTCCTGTCTCTTTTCAGTTGTTAGTCACTATTCGGATGAATATCGAGAGATTCGAGGTACTCGTGTACTTCTTCTTCACTTGAGGCCCAACCGTTATCCATGATGATTTCAAAAAAATCTATACCTTCCTGTAAACCTATTGTACGCATATATTTGTACATCTCCGCTGTTGTTTCAGGTCTGTTCATCTTATTAACCCCCCAATAACATCATAAACTTTCTCTTTGTCAAGCCAACCATCGAGCATATTGGCAACACAGGATTTTAAATCGTTTATTTCAGGACAGAAAAATCCCCAACAAGAATCTTGCTCTTCAGTTTCCATGTTAATAATCTTGATTCCGTACACTTCACCAAAATTGACCACATTCATTGCCGCTACTTCACCTTCCAAACATTCCATAGCGCGTTCTTTTACTTTTTTGGTGATACACCTACAGTTAGATTCTTCCTTTAATTTTGCATAGGAAACAAAGGCAAAGCCCATGCAACCAGCATCCCACTGTTTGTCCGGCCAGTTGACGTCATAATGACCAGCGCAAATAACATCGCCGCTGTGCCTGTACAAATACAAGGGAACTATCATGTGTGTTTTTGCAAATTCCCTGTCTATGCAACCGTTGCAATTTTCAAAATCCTCCGGGCGGTAGTAGTATTTCTGGCAATAGCTTTTTCGAGATTCTTTATGGTATTCCGGTTTAACATCGCTGTACCCTGCAATTGGCGTCGTAACCCAAGTCCAAAGGTTATCCCATTCACGCGGACTTTCCACATCATAGTCACGTAATATCTGAACGAGGCATGGATTTCCATTCTTGCCACTGAACTCCGCATGATACAAAGCATCTTGCTCAATAAAGTCCTCTATTGTGACATTGATATTTTTTTGTATGGAAAAAGACATAATTAACCTCCTGTAAATATACCCCGGCACAAGGCCGGGGTGAGTTCACTAATTTTGAAATTCTGCTGGAACGAAAATTGGATAATTTAGCTCTACCATTATTGCTTCAAAAGCCTTTTTACAGTCATCATAGCCATAACCTGCGATCTCGTTATCCAATTTAATTCCCATTTCATATATTGCTTCCCTGATAGCCTGACTTTCTATATGGAAGCCACAACCATCCGCATACCCAATTCCATGAGAATACCTCCCGCCTTTCTCATCTCGTAACCAAACAACTGCTATGGCTGTTGTGTCATAAGACCTTTTGCTTGTATAAATTCGACAGTCAATGACAGCTACATTATTCTCCGGATTTATACATTGATAGCCGTAGACTAATTGTTTTGATTTACGAAATCCCATTTTTTTCCTGCTTGTTTTTAATACTGTAGGAATAAACATAATAATGCCTCCCTCTTTTTATTACCCCGGCACAAGGCCGGGGCTTGTGAAATTACGCAATAACCAAATCAAGTAATCTCCAAAAGTAATTCCAATTTTAGATTGTTCAATGTAGGTGGTAATGGAGAGTATGGGGAATAACGAAAATAAAGATAGTTTCCAAACTTTATTGCTTGTTTTTCTGTAGTAAAATAGCGATTCAAAGTGAAGGAATCACTAATGGACTCCACATTACCAAGAGGCAATTTTTCTGCAATAAATTCGCAAATATCAAACCTTGCATAATAACCACCCTTTTGATCCGGTAAGATTTGTGCAAGAAGCCTAAAAAAAACTGACATAAAATCCCCCAAAATATAATGATACCCTGGCAACAAAGACCGGGCAAAAAAGACAACTAAAACAGCTCCCCCTGACCACAGTCCACAACAGGTGGGGGCGGCTTGCTACCTGGATGAACACGAATAGTGAGAGCAATGTAGCTGTGTGCTTCCCGCAAAGAAGTAAAAATACGACAAAGTGTGAGAGCTGATGTTGCGCCTAACGGGTGAAAAGGAATATCCGTGCAAGCCGCGGGAGTTGAGAAAATGGCCGTTTTAATAACCTTGCCATGACAACAGGATGAGTAAGTAACGAAAGTTTGATAGTGCATGAAAACCCCCAAAAACCCCGCTTTGTAAGCGGACAGGATGGGACGGCATACGCTGCCCATTGAGCCCGCCGCCGCCAGCTTGTTTTTCCCCCCAGAGAGGGGCGGGCCGCCGGGGGCTCACTTGGTATGCCCCCGGCCCGCCCCTCGTGGGGAAAAACCACCACCAAAAGAAGCCGCCGTAATGACACGAACAGGCGCAGGGTAACGCCATGGCGGAAAAACTTAACACTTAGCAAACAACAAGGCCCGGCCCGCTTGCGGGTTGGCACGGTTTTTGCGCGGCGCTCAC